CGACAGATCTGCCGGGGAGCCAGCCCATCGCTGCACCACCATCGGGAGGGCGGCGAAGATTTTCGCGTTTTCCTTTTTGAAATCTTCGCCTTTCAGCTTGCGCCCATCGGGGGCAATGAATCCACCGTGGGTCTGGTAGTACAGATTTGCCTCGATTTTCCGGGCAGCTGCCGCAGCCTGCGTCCAAAGGTCATTTGCCGAGGGCTGCTGGGCTGACAGCAGCTTTTTGATTTCAGCGCACCAGTCCACAATCAGCTGGTTCTGGAATCTGCACTGTGTAAAGGCCGTATACAGTGCCTTTTCCACAATCTCGTCCGGGATGGTGCCAAACGCCCGGATGTAGATTTGCGTGTCAGCCCTGCGCTCCTCCAAGCTGCGGGCGCGGCCGTAGTGATCATCAATGACCACCAGCAACTCCATCAGTTTTTTGTCTGTCATGTTGAACCTCCCAAAAGTTCACCGAAAATTTCATTGTAGTCCTCGGCAGCGGAGCGTTTGGGCTGCTGACCCGCCGGGGGCTTGCGCCGCTCGTCACGGGACTGCACGTCACCAAGGGTTCTCACACCCTCGTTTTTCCATGCTTTCAGGATGCCGTTGACGTAGGACCACTTGCGAATCCCGGCCAGAGCAGCCTTTTTGATGGCCATCAGAATGAGGTCATCCGTGAAAATCTCCCGCCAGCCCATCAGGGCATCCTTTGCGGCCGGGGGAAAGCTGCCGATGTTGTCCTCGAAAGAGCGGATGATCTCAGCCAGCCCAGCATCGACGGTCGGACTACCGTTATCTCTTACTCTTTCTCTGTTCTCTATATCTTTATCTTTCTCTATCTCTTTCTCTGTAGGGACATTTTCACCACCATCAGTGGACACATTGTGTCCAGTTGTGTGTCCGGTGTCGTGTCCCGCCTGTAACTCCTTATTTGCAGCATTGCTACGAATTTTACGATTTTTTGCTGCCCAGTCGGTTTCGCTGCCAATCATGTTCTGATAATCAGAGATTGACAGAGTTCCGTCCGGGTTTTCAAAAATCAATCCGATTTGTTTATAAACGGTCAGAGCCAGACGGACGGTTGACAAAGGAAACCATTTGCATTCCCTCTGAATCTTTTCGGCATCGTAGGGGATGAGCATTTCTCCGATTTTGGAAACCAAACAACCGTTTGTGTTGATGGTCTTGAGGCACAACATTTGATAGAGAACAACATAGTTGGCACCATCCGGCTGGCTCATAAGGTAGTCGATTTCGTCCGAGGACATGAAACTATCTTTGAGCTTTATCCAGTAGTACCGTTTGCCAGTTGCCATCAGCGAACCTCCTTAGAACGGCAGATCGTCGGCATCGTCCAGAACTGAGAAATCATCGTCACTACCCTGCGAGAAGTTCTGACTGACCTGAACATTACCGGGATGATCGGACGCGCCCTGCCATTGCTGGCGCTGGCTCTGGGTAGCAAAACCCATCTGCTGGGGCTGCGGCTGCTGGTTCCGGTAGGTGGCCGGTGGCGGGTTCGTCCCGCCATCATCCACGGGCCCTTGCTGGTTTTCCTGCTTCGGCCCCGCAAAATAGATGTTGTCCACCACAAACTCAATCGCCGTGCGGTTATTGCCGTTCTTATCCTCAAACTGCCGCGTCTGGCAGCGAGAATGAACCACAGCGGCGCTTCCCTTACGAAAGTACTTGCTGACGAACTCCGCCGTCTTACCCCATGCAGTAAAGGTGAGCCAGTCCGTAGGTCGGCGACCGTTGGCATCCACCATATCCCGGTCAACCGCCATACGGAAACTTGTCACCGTTTTTCCCGTCTGGGTGGTTCGCAGCTCAGGGTCGGCAGCAAGCCGCCCCTGAAAAGCGCAACTATTCAGCATTAAAAATCACCTCTTTCATGAAAAGCTGACTATTTAGCCCACTCTTCCTTGTAATGGGCCAGCTGTTCCGGAGTATCGGTCTGGATACCCAATTCCTTAGCTTCCTCGATTGCTCCATCCACAAGGTGAGCAAACTCCTTTGAATCCATTTTGTGACTTTCCTTGTAGACAAAATAGCAGGAGTAGTCTTTGCCGTTTTCCTGCCGGGTTTCATAGAGCCGGACATAGGGATAAAAGTCACATGGATCCACGGTCGGAGGGAGCTTCAGACCAACAGGCTTGCCGTCCTTATCGCGGGCAAGTGCTCCATACGAAACCACGAGCCGCCGCTTCACGGCATCCTCGCTCTCACCGGTCTCCGCAGAAATCTTGTTGCACAGAACGTGGAAATACGCATTTGCCGACAGGCTACGCTTTTCCCTGTGCTTTTTGATTTCCACGTCCAGAATCGGCTCCTGATGGAGCTTGTCCCAGATTTCCCGGAAGTCACCGTTGAGTTCCAGCGTGACCCTCTGTTTCCCGCCGAGGGTAAAAGCCATGTCCACCAGCCGCCCGGTCATGTGGCATCCTCCTTGTCCTGATGGCAGTGCATATAGATATAGGCACTGTTCGGCCCCATGTTGGCGTACAGCCAATCATTGATTTTGGCCACACTCATGTGGTCTCGCAGAACACGTTTTTCATAAATGTATTCGCCAGTCAGCTTCTTTTCTGCAATTTTGGCCTGAATGTCCTTGTCGTCATAGTTGGCCTCAACCATGTACAAGTCATAGTTCGGGGCGGAAATGCCGTTTAGGTTATTCATGTCGGTACAGTAAAACAGCTTTCTCCCGTCCAGCCAGACCTTCCACCCGCAGTTGGGAACATTGTGCTTGACCATGTGCGGAATGACGTTGCAGATTCCGTATCCGTACAGGTGTCCCGGATCCAGAACGTCAATCTGCGAGACCGGCACCCCTGCATCCACCAGCGGCTTGCACAGCCAAGCACAGCAGGCAAAGCGGAGCGTCGGCCGGTTGGAGGCCAGCAGCCGCAATGTGGATGGATGAAAGTGGTCACTGTGGATGTGGGTCAGCAGCACCAGCTTCAACGTCCGGTATTCTGCTGCCAGTGCCTTGAACGAAACCCCGCAATCAATGAGGATTTTGTGCTCGATCACCACCGCATTTCCCTGACTTCCGGTGGATATGATGTTGTAGTCGATCATAACGAGCTGAGGTCAACTACCGTTTCTACGGTCGTCGGTTCACCCTGAGAAATATCCCCATGAGGCAGAGCGCCCTGACCATCGCCGACATCCGGTTTCCCGGTGTGCAGCTCCGGCTGTTCGGATGCACTAGGCATAGATTCCGGTTCGGTGATGATTTCGCCGTTGCCGTCCACCATGGACACGGTGTTGTCGCTTTCAAAGGCTTTGGCCATCTCGATGCTCATAACACCCCAGCGAGAAATGAGCTGGCGAAGCAGGGTTTTCTTTGCCATATCATCAAAGTTCTTGTACCAGAAAGAGGAATACTTCCACATTTCGCTTTCCGGGACTTTTCCTGCCTGCAATTCCTCGTACTTCTGGCGGCTGAATGCTTTGGAGTAGGTGTCGGCGTGGTTCATCATCTTTTCTTTGGACCAGTACAGCACCTTGCGGAAACCGTTCAAATACTCGAAGTAGGCCATATAGCCCACCGTAGGCAGTGCATCCCGCTGATCGTCGTCCTCAATAAACTGGAACTTTGCCTTGCCGGTCAGCGAATCTTTGCCAAGGTACTCGCCTTCCTTGATTTCCATCACATCGAGATCAGCATACTGACCGCTACGCAACGCCAGCTGAACGTACCCCTTGTAACCCAGTACAAACGTGGCCGTGGTGATTTCCGGGCGGATCAGTCGATTGTTGCGGTCATACTTGGCCTTCTGCTTGAACGGAACCAGATAATATTGGCCCAACTGCGGGGACGGGCTGAGGTTCAGGCTTTCGCCCAGCAGGGCACCGGCAAGAATCGTACCGGCATCGCATTCCTGCAAAGCCGGGTTGACAGCCACCGCACTGGTGATGGAGGCTGTAAAACGGCGGGCGCGGGCCGGGTCACGCAGGGTGTTGGAGATCAAGGACTGGTAGCCCTTGGTGGTGATTGCTACGGAGAACTTGGGTTTCTGCTGCGCTGGCAGTTGATTATTAGGCGTTGCCATATTCAATACCTTCCTTTTCAAGATAATGCTTCAAACCAACGAGCTGGGCCTTGGTGCCCTTTGCATAGAAGCGGGTCATGAAGATAGGTTCCGGCTTAGGCTGCGGTACCGGCTCCTGTTCAGGCTGCACGGCGATTTCCGGGTCTGCGGAGATTTCCTGCGCCGGTTCAGGCTGGGCCTTGGCTGCGGCCGCAGCAGCGGTACGAACCTTTTCAGCAGCAGCTTCCCGCTCTGCCTGCCGGGCGCGGCGTTCTTCTTCACGTCTGCGCTGTTCTTCCAGCGCCTTGTGCCGGTCAGCCACGGTCTTGATGGCAGTGGGCAAGTCCAGATTGCTGCGGTACTCCACCATGATCTCAGCGGCGTTATCCATGCCCTCGATGGCGGCCACGTCGGCCACAATGCCGTCCACAAACGCCTTTGCCTGCTTTTTCAAAGAAGTCAGGCTGTCACTCATAGTGACCTTCGGGCGGTAGGTCAGATTATCCAGCCAGTCAATGTTGGCGGCTTCCACCAGCTCGCCGTAGTAATCCATGAGCTTTTCCGTTTTCTGAGCCACAATACCAGAGGTCACATCCGCAATTTTCTGCTTCAACTCGGCATCTGCTTGCTGGAACGGTACCGTCACACACTCCCGGTAGACCTGCTCAAAGGCATTGTAAGGCTCAAGGATTTTGTCCTTGACAGCAATGCGCTGGGCCTCGTACTCCTTGAATTCCTTGGTTAACTGCGCGCGGGCATCCTTGACGCTTTTATAGGTCTGTTCGGTGCAGACCAGTGAAAGAGCTTCGGCAGTGCGCTGCTCAATATCGGCCTTAACGCTGTGAAGCCGCTCGACAATGATGGGCAACTGCTGAAGTTCAATGACCTGCAATGCGGTATCCTGTGCCATGTTGCATTCTCCTTTCATTTTTTGAACATGATGTACTTGCCAGTGGTGCGGTTGACCAGCTCCATGAAGTCCGGGCCATCCCGGACACAGAGGTACAGGCGGAAATCCCAGCCCTGTGCGGAAAGGGCCTCTTTCTGCTTGCGGGTCAGCTTTTTGCCTCTTACTTTCAAAAAATCACCCCCTCCTCGGCCTTGTTGACAGCGATGTTCAGAGTGATGGTCTCCCGGCAGCGGAGGCCGAAGTTGCCGCCCGGGCCGAACATCTTGGTTTTCTCGAACTCACTTGCGCTGTAAACGCTAGCGCAGTTCAGGACATTTGGAATACGGTCAGGGTGGACTGCCCGGAATGCCTGACACGCCATCTGGTAGTTGGGCGCCCAGACCACCGTCCATCCTCCACAGTACGGCTGAACATCATCTGAGCCGTATGTGAAGTAGAATTTTTCCAGATCCATCACTCAGCCTCGCTTTCCAGCTTGAGCGCAACATTGCCGAAAGAGGTCATCAGCATAATTAACGTCATCTGGTCCTCATCCGTCATGTCCACGAAGTCACGCTCACCATTCACGAATCCCTCCCGAAGAATCACCGCGTTGCCAACGATGGGCTGGCCGTGCTCCGGTGTGCCGTAGAGGAGGCTGGCAAAGCGATTGAGCGGGAGCCCCCTCAAAAGCCCTTCATCATTGACTACCATGCAGAACCCCTCCGGCAGATACTTGGGATGGACAGTCTCGCTGTAGCCGCAAATCTCCGTGCCGATGCTGAGCAGCAACGGCTCATTGAAATCCTTGAACTGCATCTTATTCTCGGTGCTAATTACAAATCCTTTCATAAAATCACTCCTTTTCCGGGAAGCACTCACGGACTTCCCATGCGTCTGCGGCCTCTAAGCAGCGGTCGCAGCCAACGATTGTGCCATCATCGGTGCGGTAGATGGTATCGCACCTCTGGTGGCAGAGGGGGCACACAGGAGGCTCAGGGTAGCCAGCTTCTTCGTCAGTCGGATACAGCATCCAGCACCTCCCGGAGCTTGCGCCCCATCCAGCGGCCTACATCATCGAACCTCCCCATGCTGTCAAGCCAGACAAACAGGGCTGCGATAACAGAGGTCACAGCAAACTGCGCCGCCGGGGCACGAGCTGCTGCCTGTTCGGCGGTGATGCCGTACACGATCATCAGAATCCGGGTCATTCCTTACACTCCCTTTCTTTGCGTGCCTTGCGGGCAGCCGTTTGGGCTTCCAGCTTCTCACGGTTCCCGGGCTGGGCGATGAATTTTTTGAATCCCGCCAGCGTCACGCGGCCAAAGCTCTCACCGACTTCCGGGGGAATATCGGCCACGTTGATATGAATTGTGGTGTCCATGTGATCCTCCTGTGTAACCGATTAAACATCGTCGGCAAAAAAAATCTGGTCAATGCTCACGTTCATGGCTGCGGCCAGAGCAACCAGCGTCTTGGTGGTGGTCACTCGCTCAGTACCGGCTTCCAGCGCAACGATAGTGCCCCGGCTAATGCCGCTCTTTTCGGCAAGTTCCTCCTGGCTCATTTTCAAAGACTTGCGAACCTCTTTAATTTTGAAGCCCATTCTTGTCACCTCCTATCTTTTCGGTTCACAACGGATTTTGTTTAATCGGTTGCACACACATAGTACAACATCCCATGTCCTTTGTCAAGTTCATTACACAAATTTTGTTTAAGAAATTACACAAAACTCATTGACAGCGTCTCGACTATAATTGTATAATGGATTGTACAAAACGGAGGGATTGAACATGACCTTGAAAGATTTGATCATTGAATACCGGAATGACCACGGACTGTCTCAACGGCAATTTGCTACTGCTTGCGGGTTGTCTAATGGCTATATTTCGATGCTGGAAAAGGAAATGAACCCCAACACTAAGCTCCCGGTCACGCCAACTCTCCCTAAATTGAAGCAGCTTGCATCCGGAATGGGAATGAGCCTGACTGATTTGCTGGTCAAGGTTGACGATATGCCAGTAGAACTCATTCTTGATGATGCAGACAGCAAAAAACTCGTCCCCGAAATTGAGGACGAGCTGGATGCAGAGATTATGAAAATTATTTCAGGTCTTACTCCGGAGAAGAAGCAGCAGGCATTGAGCTATATTCAGTACCTTGCGCAGTCCTGAGGAGCCGAAGCAACTTGATTTTTTCAGCAACAGTCAGTAAAGCCAGCGATTTTTGAATGGATGTGCATAATTCAGTATCATTCATGGGTTTGCAAGTCCTTTCTTGATAAAATAACCACCGGCAGCAACTGAATTATATCAAATACGCACCCGCTTTTCATGGAATCGTGGAATTATACCGAAAATCGGAAAAATTTGTGCGTTTCCGGCATAATATTGTGAATTACGTTGCGGAGGCCGTTTTATGAATTTGAAAGAAATCGCGCTTCGACTGAGAGAATATAAACGGGTGTATGTAGCTGGAACTCCGGTTATGTTGCGAAGCCGATTAGATTTTCTCGATATTTTCTCAGCATACGGTTTGACTGCGGATATGAGTGTGTCGAAGAAGATTGGTGTTTTGGTTGCGTGCAGCAATCCAATGCAGAAGAAAATCGATCAGGCCAAAGCTCTAAATATTCCGGTCATTTCAGAACAGCAGTGGTTTGAGCTTATGCCAGAGCTGGAAGCACTCGGAATGTGGAACGGAAAGCCAATTCCGTTTGCAGATGATAATGGAATTTACCATATTGATGTGGGCGGTGATGGTTGATGGCCCGAAAAAAGAATATTGCTGCTGGCCTCGATGCCGTCATCTATGCCCGGTACTCGTCGCATAACCAGCGAGAGGTCAGCATCGAGCAGCAGATCGCAGAGTGTACGAAGCACGCAGCTGCGCTTGGACTGCGCATTGTCGGTACATACGAGGACAGGGCAATCAGCGGCAAGACGGATAACCGGCCTCGTTTCCAGCAGATGATGCGGGATGCTGAAAAAGGGAAGTTTCAGGCCGTCGTGGCGTGGAAGTCCAACCGCATCGGGCGCAATATGCTGCAAGCCATGGTCAACGAGGCGAAGCTGGACGATTACGGCGTAAAGGTGTTTTACGCCGAGGAAGATTTTGACGATACAGCCGCCGGGCGTTTCGCATTGAGGAACATGATGAATGTGAATCAATTCTACAGCGAGAACATGGCGGAGGACATCACCCGGGGGCTGTATGATAACGCCAGCAAGTGCATGGCGAACGGTCGGCAGCCCTTGGGCTACAAGCGGGGTGAGGATGGCCGTGTGGTGCTGGATGAAGCGAATGCGGCCGTTGTCCGGGAAATATTCACCCGTGTGGCTGCTGGTGACCTGTTCGTGGACATTGCGCGAGATCTCAATGCCCAGGGCATCAAGACCAGCAAGGGAGCCAACTGGAACAAAGGCAGCTTCCAGAGTATTTGCCAGAACGAGCGGTACCGGGGCATCTACATATACGGGGATGTCCGGGTGGCCGATGGCATTCCACGCATAGTGAGCGATGATTTGTGGTACAGGGTACAGGAGGCCATGAGGATGAAAAAGAATCCAGTCGGAACCCGGCACCGTGTCGGGGCAGAAGATTATCTGCTGACCGGGAAGCTGCGCTGCGGGCATTGTGGCAGCTACATGACGGGCGTATCTGGCACCAGTAGAAACGGCGAGCTGCATTACTACTACACCTGCCAGAAGCGGCGCACCGAGCACGCCTGTGACAAGAAGAACATCCGCCGGGATGTCATTGAACCGGCTGTGGCTCAGGCCATCAAGATGTACTGCTTGACCGATGATGTCATTGCGTGGATAGCAGATCGGACGGTCGAATACTGGGAAAAGCACGACAATGACCTCCAGATCGAGGCGCTGGAGCAGCAGTTGGAGGAAAATAAAAAAGCCACCTCGAATATGCTGAAAGCCATCGAGATGGGGATTATCACAGAGGCCACCCGCACCCGGATGGTCGAGCTTGAGACTGAGCAATCCCGGCTGAGCGTCCAGCTGAATGTGGCCAAAGAGGATGTCGTGAAAATCGACCGGGAGCAAATCATCTCCTATCTGGAACTGCTGCAGCAGGGTGACATCCACGACCGGGATTTTCAGATGGAGCTGTTCAAAAACTTCCTCGTGGCCGTCTATGTCTACGATGATAACCGCATGAAGCTGGTGTTCTCCTGCATGGGAGACCAGAATAGCGTCGAAATTCCTTTGGAAACCGGAGAAGACCCGCCCGATGGCGGGCTGTCACCGGATGCTAAAATGTTCGTTTTGACTCCTGATAGCTCCACCAAAAAGACACTGCACAGTTTGTGCAGTGTCTTTCTTTTTGCACCTTTGTTAGTCCTGCCTGATGCAGTAGATGCAGTAAAATAAACGAAGAAACCGCCTTTCCCGTTCGGGAAGGGCGGTTTTGTGCTTATTGAGTATCAGAAAGAGGGCGGCGAGACGGCGAAGATGACCTGCACGGTTTCGTCCGTGGGGTTATACCATCGGTGCATGGCCCCTCCGGGGATGCGGATGCTGTCCTCGTGGTGCAGCGTATAGCTGTCGCCGTCTATCTCGAGCTGGACTTCCTCGCCGGAGTAGAAGAAGGCAACCTCTTCGCCGAAGTGGCCCTTCGGCTCACGGCAGGAGTAGGCCTTGGGCGGGATGACCATCATGCAGAACTCAATCTCGCCGCGGGTGTCCGGTGTCAGCAGTTCGTACACGACGGAAGGCTCCTGCTTGTTGCCCAGCACCATACGGGTGCTCTGGGTGACGACGACAGAGGCATTGTCTTCGTCTTTGAAAAAGTAATAGATGGGCGTTTCCAACGCCGAGCTGATGGTGCGGAGAGTGGGAATGGACGGGTTGACCGCACCGTTTTCGATTTGGCTTATCATGGAGGCCGTCAGGTTCGTCATGGCGGCAAGCTTGCGCACGCTGATTTTTTTGCTGGTGCGGATAGCCTGAAGCTTTTTGCCGAGATTCAATTCTTCCACTGTTCTTCTCCTGAATGTATTTCATTTGTATTATATCGGATTTTCGTGACTTTATCAAGGGAGAAGCTGAGAGTACTGCGAAAACTCTGAAAATGCATTTCGTTCATTTACACTGAACACATGAACGACGTAATGTTGCCTAAAAACGGGAGCCTGCTTTTGTAAAAACAGACGAAAACGCACTGAACGCGTTGGAAAATGCGGGTTTTCCGTTGACAGACACAGAAAAAACATTTATATTGATACCAATGGAACTTAACAATTCGTTAAGTGAAAATGAACAGAATGGAAAGGAGCATATAATATGTTGGATGTGTTGATCAAGAATGCGAATATCATCGATGGCACCGGAAAGCCGGCCTATAAGGGCAGCATCGGTATTTCCGGCGGAAAGCTGGTCATGGCAGACGGCAGTGAGGAAGCCACCGCTGTCATCGACGCCAGCGGCAAGTACGTCAGCCCCGGCTGGATAGACGCCCACTCCCACGGCGACCTCATTCTTGGCTCGGAAGATGCGCACCTCTTCAAGACCACGCAGGGCGTCACGACCGAGCTGACCGGCCAGTGCGGCCTGTCGATGGCACCGGTCATGCCGGAGAATCTGGCCGCCGTCCAGAACATGCTCTCGATGGGAACGACATGGTTCCCAGACGACATGAAGAACTGGAGCAGCTTCGCACGCTTCCTCGAGTACGCCGACCAGCAGAAGCTCACGGCAAACGCCAAGATGTACATCGGCCACAGCAGCCTACGCATCGCCGTGATGGGCATGGCCAACCGCCCCGCAACAGATGCGGAGCTTGACCGGATGAAGGGCATCCTGCGCGAGGCGATGGAAGACGGCGCAGCCGGCTTCTCCACCGGCCTCATCTATACGCCCAGCTGCTACGCCGAGGAAAAGGAGATCATTGAACTGGCCAAGGTCATCGCCCCCTTCAACGGCATCTACGCCAGCCATATGCGCAACGAGAGCGACAAGATCGTCGAGGCCGTGGAAGAGACCATCAACGTCGGCCGTCAGGCGGGCGTCCTCGTGGACATCTCCCACCACAAGATGCTCGGCAAGCCCAACTGGGGCAAGCAGAAGCAGACCCTCGCCCTCATGCACAAGGCCCGCGACGAGGGCATTCCCGTCATCTGCGACCAGTACCCCTACACCTGCAACATGACGACCCTGAACGCCTGTATGCCGCCGTGGTACTTCGCAAACGGTTTCCATGCCATGACCGACCAGCTGAAGGACAAGGACTTCCGCGCAAAGCTCAAGGCCGAGATGGAAGACCCCGCCACCCCCTACGATAACTACTACCTCAACGCCGGCGGCTGGGGCGGCGTCTATGTTTATTCGGCATCCAAGACGCCGGAGGCCGAGGGCCATTTCATCACAGAGTACGCCGACTCTATCGGCAAAGACCCGTGGGAGGCATTCTTCGATATGTGCGTCGCCAACAACTGTGAGACGGGCGGCGTTTACAGCAGCATGTGCGACGAGGATGTCTGCGAGATCATCCGCGACCCCTACTGCATCGTGGGCAGCGACGGTCTGACACGCAGCTGGAAGGAAAAGGGCCACCCCAGAGCCAGCGGCACCTTCCCGCACGTCATCACTTACTTCGTCAAGGAAAAGAAGATCCTCACCCTCGAAGAGGCTGTCAACAAGATGACCGGCCGCACCGCCGAGTACCTCCGCATCAAAAACAAGGGCCTCATCAAGGAAGGCTATGACGCCGACCTCGTCATCTTCGACTACGACAAGCTTCAGGACACCGCCACTTACAGCAACTCCAACAGCATCACCGAGGGCATCGACTCCGTCTATGTGAACGGCGTGCTCGTCTATAAGGACAAGCAGTTCACCGGTGCTGCTCCGGGCAAGATGCTGCGCCACAACGCATAAATATGTCTTTCCACCGAACAAAATCTACGACAGAAAGGGAAATGATCATGTCTCCATTGATCGCGTTTTTGATCGTCTTCGTGCTCCTGCTCATTGCGCTCATCAAGCTTAAAGTCACCCCCTCTGTTGGTCTGTTTGCCGCCGCCATCATCTTCGGCCTCATGGTCGGGATGCCGGCTGCGGATATTCTGAGCAAGCTGCCCGCCGGCTTCGGCAATATGATGACGAGCATCGGCCTCCTCATCGTGTTCGGCAGCATCTTCGGTGACTTCCTTGGCAACTCGGGCGCGACCGAGGAGCTGGCAAAAGGTATGGTCCGGCTGTTCGGCAAGAAGAACGATTACCTTGCGCTGAACCTCGTCGGCTTCATCCTCTCCATCCCCATCTACTTCGGCTGTGCCTACATCATGACGGCCCCGCTGGTGACTGCCTTGCAGAAGATCAGCAAAAAGAGCATGAAGGGTTATGTCATCGCCATCTTTACCGGCCTGATGCTTACCCACAGCTGCGTCGCACCTACTCCCGGCCCTCTGGCCGCCGCAGGCCCGATGCGCCCGGACGCCCGCGGGGACCGTCCTTT